CATCGTGCGGGTGTTTAGGTGGGCGACCTACCTGCTGATGTTCGACGTGGCCAAGATGGTGATGGACGTCTACGGCCTTGGTGTCAAGATGTCCAGTGTACTCAACGCGACGGCGGCAACGTGGCTCACGGCTTGGCTCATCGCACCGGGCGCGGAGCTTCAGTTCGGGGAGTTCTATCCAGCCTCGGCTGTCATCGGCAAAGCGCACAGCATCGGGCAACTATCGAAGGTCGGGCAGTGGGTGCGGCATCAACTCGAAACGCTTGACCCCGGCCACTGCGAACGGGCGGCACGTCGTCACGGGCTAATCTGGAAATAGTTAACTTGCAGTCATGAAGGTGAAACTTTACAAGGCGTACAAGCACGGCACAAAGCACTGGAAAGCAGGCGCTGAACCGACAGTCACAAATGAACTCGCAGCCAAGATGAAACAGGCTGGCGTACTGGACAAGCCAAAGCCCAAAGCAGCACCGAAGAAAGACGAAGACAATAACTCAGAACAAGAATAATCATGGCAGTTTTTAACGCAACCCTGCTCGGCGTTTATGTCGAGGACACGCTCGTAGCAGCGGCGCAAGATGTATCAGTGTCGATGTCCGTAGAGACGATTGATGTAACCACCAAAGAAAGCAGCGGATACCGCGAGCTCCTCGGCGGATTGCGCACGGCATCCTTCAGCGTCAATGGTCTCATCGACTACACCGAAGCCACCAACGAAAGCACGGCAGACCTTGCCACAAGATTGCTTGCACGGACAGCGGTTACCCTCAAGTTCAGCACCGAAGTAAGCGCCGACCAATCCATTTCGGCCGAGGCAATTTGCACCAGCTTGGAATTGTCAGGCGGAACGGAGGACACGGCGACTTATTCTGCTACCTTTGAAGCGACAGGTACAGTTACACTCGCCACCATTGCTTAATGATTGAAATCAACTCGAAAGAGTATCCACTGCGATACACACTCGGCGCACTTACGAAGTTTGAGAAGCGCGCAAAGGTCAACGTCTTCGGTCTCAGCGACCCCAGCAAGTTGTCAGCAGAAGCCTGCGCGTGGCTCATCTACGTCGGCATCGAAGCAGGTTGCAAAGCAGAAGGCGAAGACCTCGACATGAGCATCAACGAGGTGATGGACGCAGTGGATTTGTCGCACGTGCAGGTTGCCTTTGAGGCGCTTGGCGCAGGCGACGAAAAAAAAATGTGAGCGAGCAGAGCGAGCCACTTTCATGGAGTCAGTTGCAGCAGGTGGGGATGGGCCAAGTAGGTCTGTCCCCTTCTGCGTTTTATGGAATGACGCTCGACGAGTTCAACAACGCGGTAATCGGGTGGAACAAAGTGCAGGAGATGAGGGAGCGCGGTGAGTGGGAACGCACGCGGTGGCTCGGCGTCTTGGTGCTTCAACCGCACCTCAAGAAAGGCCGTAAATTGAAGCCCAAAGACCTCGCGGTATTCCCGTGGGAGAATGAAGTGAAACCCAAGCAGATGCGGCGACTCACAAAGGAGGAACTGCTCGATGAAATACAACTAAGAGACGGATGGCAAAGTTAGGAGACCTCGTTGTTGCCATAGGCGCGAATACCAGAGACCTTGACAAGGCGCTCGGTAAGTCAATGCGGAAGATTAAAAACTTCGGCAAGAACACGAAGCAGATGGGCAAGTCGCTATCGACGAGCCTGACCGCTCCCCTTGCTGCGCTTGGTGGTTTGGCGATAAAGACCGCTGCGGACTTTGAGTTCAGCATGGCAAAGGTCGCGGCTGTTAGCGGCTTTACTGCAAACGAAATGCAGGCGCTTGAACAGCAGGCCAAGCAGCTCGGTGGAAGCACAAGCAAGAGCGCGTCTGATGTCGCCAGCCTGCAGCTTGAACTTGCGAAGCTGGGCAACTCGGCAAGCGAGATTCAAGCGATGACTGAGAGTGTGCTGTCGTTGTCAATCGCTTTTGATACTGACCTCGGTCAAACGGCAAGTGTAGTCGGTGCCACTTTGAATCAGTTTGGTCTCGATGCGTCTGAGTCCGGGCGAGTCGCTGACAACATGGCGACGTTGTTCGGCTCGTCAGCCCTTGACCTTGAGAAGTTCGACAACGCCATGCGTGTCGTGGGGCCTACGGCCAACGCGCTCGGCATATCATTGGAAGACACAGGCTCGGCACTTGGTATCTTGACCAACGCAGGACTTGACGCAGGCACGGCGGGCACGGCGCTGACCAAGGCTTTCACCACGCTTGTGCAGAATGGCACGCCAGCGAACGAGGTGCTGACAAAGCTGACTGATGGCAATCTCAGCGTTGCAGAAGGCTTTGAAATATTCGGAGACAGAGCAGGTAAAATCATTCCGCTTTTGCAGGGAACGACGGGCGAGCTTGCCGCGCTGACTCAGAAGCAACTTGAAAACACAGGGGCAGCGGTTGAGGCCCGAAAGGTTTTAGAAGACACGGCAGACGGCGGATTTAATGCCTTGCGCAGTGCGGTAGAAGCGGCCGGCATTACGATTGGGGAAGCGCTCATGCCGACAGTAAAGAAAGCCACCGAGTTTGTCACCAAAATCGCGAGCGCTTTGGGCAACATGGACTCCAGCACTGTGTCGCTTGTTGTGACCATTGCCGCTCTTGTTGCTGGAATCGGACCGCTGCTGATGGTGCTGCCGATGTTGGTGCAGGGTTTTATGTTGGTCATCAGCCCAGTCGGTTTAATCATTGCCGCGCTTGGGCTGTTGGTTGCTGGCATCATGACCTTCTCGGAAGAGGTCAGCAAGCCCATTGCCGCCGTCATCAACTACTTCATCTCGATGTACAACGAGATAACTTTTGTGCGCGCCATCATCGGCGCTATCAAGGGCGTTGTGCAGACGGTGTTTGATTTCTTCGGCTTCGCGGTTCAGTCGGTCATCAATCGCTTCAGTGACCTGAGCAACATCATCTCGGCGCTTTTGTCTGGCGACCTTAGCGCAATACCCGGACTCATCAAAGACGCATTCGCCAACGCGGCAAACGACGTGCTTGAGTTTGGCAAGAAGGCCGCCGAGAACATCAAGGAGGGCATCGATAACGAGATGCGGCGCGAGCCGATTGAGCTTGTCACGCCTGAAACAATTCAGCACGCAATTGATTCGCTTGGCGGCTTGAAAGATAAGATTGACGCGATGATGTCAGGCGGCGGTGGTGGTGTGGGAGTTGTTGGAGGCTCCGCGAAAATGACTACAATGACAGCGCGTTCAGGCGCAACCGACACTAGCGGCAAAGGGTTAATTGGTGTGCAGCAAATGCAAGACAGACTGACTGAAAGCACGAAGGCGTACAACAGGGCGCTTGAGGAGTCTGTTGAAATTGACAGAGAACTGGAGCACCGCATGGAGAATCTTGTCGCTTTGGGAAATCAGCTGGGCAACTCGTTTGGCGCGGCGTTTGAGTCAATGGCCTCAGGCGCCATGAGCGCAAAGGAAGCGATGAAGCAGATGCTGAGGGACACCATCAACATGGCCCTCAACGCAGCACAGGCCCACGCTATTGAAGCCGCTCTGAACTCAGGCAAGTTTGCCGGCCCTGCTGCTCCGATTGTTATACCTGCTTTGATTGGCGCGATGACCGGATTGGTTCGCGGTGCGTTTGGCCAGCTGACTGCTTTTGCCGACGGTGGTATTGTTAGCGGCCCCACGGCGGCGCTTGTCGGTGAATATGCAGGCGCACGAAACAACCCCGAGGTAATCGCGCCACTGGACAAGCTCCAGTCGATGATTGGAAGCGCAGGAGGCGGCAACGTGACAGTCACCGGGCGCATCAGCGGGCGCGACATCCTGCTCAGCAACGAGCGGGCAAACTTTGAACGTAACAGGTCAAGAGGTTTTTGATATGGCAGCAGTAAGATATCGCGGCGAGATGGCCGACGACAAAGGCAACGAGTGGCGGGTTGACATATTCGACACGCAGTACAGCGGCAGCCCCGACGCCATCACGCTGTCGGGTGAGGGTTTTCAGGTGCAGTGGGACGGCGACATTCGGAACAAGGTGAATCCCATCATCACAAGCAGCGCGACGGTTGAGTTTGTGATGCAGGACGCCACCGACGAGAACATCATGACGCTGATTGCTGGCAACGTGGAGGGTCGGTTCAGTGTCGGCATCTACCAAGTCATTGCAACGGTTCCGGTGCTGTGGTGGACGGGCACGGTGCTCACAGACCAAGTCAGCTATCTTGACGAATACTACCCAATCCGCGCAGAGATAACCGCGTCGGATGACATCGGAGCGCTGCAAGATGTGCCCTACGATGACGACGGCACGCCTTACGCGAGCAACCAATACAAGACAGTCATCGGCCACGTGCACGAAGCGCTGCTTAAGTGTCGGCAGCTGGCGAACTTCTACGATGCGACCGGCCACTTTCT